TATCGAGTATCCTCTCTTCACCACTCTCTTTATTCATAACTCTGTAATACGGAATCTTTACTTTAGAAAAAGACTCTATAAGTCTATATTTTTCAGAACCTTCGCCATGGTCAAAGTCTTTTACATGGTCAGGAGTAAATGTTCCTTTTGTTCGCTCATTCTGGCCACCTGGATAATCTTCATCATCACTATAAGAGCCTTCTATTTCATCTATTAACCTTTTACCTTCTTCGTTTTCTTCGTTAAGCTGGGGATAAAGGTCTATGAGCTGCAATTTTGTCAAGGTAGTTGACAACATGATGCCGCTGGCATCATCAAAAAATTTATTTCTGGAATTAGGGTCTACTACGACTCTAAAAGGGTCTACGTATGTAAACTTAACTTCGCCACGTCCATAATCGGCTTCTTTGTCCACATATGCATAAAAGTAACCTAATCCAGTAACTGCGTAATCGTGAATAACCTGTTTAAACACTTCGTTACCGTCTGATATGTCCCAAACGTACTCAAGTATGGTCTTCCATACATTCGCTAGTTTTGAATCAGAATCCTCACGTGCGACTGCTGTAAATTTGGGAGGCTTGGAAGTAACGATGGCCTTAAACTGCTCTATGGCAGCGTATAACCTGTCCATGCTTAGGCTTGATTGATTGCGAGAGTCAAGTTCCTCAACTTCGCTAGAAGAAAAGTGGTTTCCGAGGTAGAAGTCTATATCTTCTCTTGCCTGGGTATCCCACTCTGAACGAGCATCGAACCAACGCCTCCACAAATCTTTTATCTCTTTTGCACGAATATCTTCTTTAATCATAGTCTATAATATAGTAAAATTATCTAATATAAGTCAACCCCCCTACTTTCGGGCTCCTGTCATCCAATTGTAGAATTTTTTTGGCTTTAGATATGTACCATTCTTTTTAGTTAATTTTTTAGTTCCAGCCTTCGGATTTCCTCTAGCATATTGTGTTGCAAGCCAGAATGCATCAATACAGTCATCATGTGAGCCTTTTGGAAAATCAAGCAGCTCACCTATGAGCTCATGCTGTGATTTTTTAAGATGTACTGCTCCAGCCTTAAACATCGGCTGCAATCCCTCAAAAAGCCTGTCTTTCTTCTTCTGGTTGCCATATCCCTTAATTCCTTGCTCGATACCAGGTAAAAACTTACCTTCTTTCTTACTTCGCTTCTGAACATAGTCTCTGAGCATTTCCTGGTACGAAATTGTTTCTATGTTGATTCTTTTGATTGGTTTGTATCGTTCAGCGATTTTAAATATTTCATCTGCACAGTCCATTGGTAAGACTCGCTGCCTCCAATATTCAATAACATAGTAATCATAACTTGCAGTGACACCAAGAACCATAATAACACTATAATCGTTCCTAATACCAAGTGTCGAAGCAGGGTCCACACCAATGTAAATATTGACATATTCTTGACTGCCATCGTCAAATTTGATATACCACGACCCAGTTGATTCATCGAATCTCGCATTCCCTTTGTATAATCCATCATTTATGTCCTCTTCTGCAAATACCTGGTCTTCAGGAGACTTTGCTTGATTCATGTACTCCTGATAGAACTTACTTGGAGTACCACTATCTATGTAAAACTGTTTTCTTTGCTCAAGTTTCTTAACTGGCCATCTACTAGGCCACAAAGGGGTCCCATCATCAAGTAATGCTTTATGTGTTATAACCTTCCATGCATAGTCCTCACCAGTCTTTTCTGCTGTTTGTGAACTAGATACAAGGTTATTTAAGAAACTATCATAGTGAACTATTGTTCCATTGCACCATAAAAAGCCATTTTTGTCAAAATCGATAGCTGGATAGACTGCTGCAGTCACCCAGTTCTTAATTTGCATCCTAGAGTCTGGAGTTTTAGTATTTAACTCTGATTCAAAGTCGTCTAGTATTATTCCTGTATATCGGGTAGAAAACTGCTTTTTCCCTCTTAACCGTTGAGATGTACCTTTTCCTATCATTCTGCAACCGTTTTTCAGAGTAAACTCGTCTTTTGTCCATTTATCTCCTTCCAAATCGCCAAAGTAGTAATGAATAGCGGGATTTTCAAATACATGGTTTTGAATCCATGCTAAGTTATCTCGTGCCTGGTCTTGAGCCTCACCAACCCAACATATAAACTCTGGTGCTTCTTTTGTAGCAAACAGAAACCTGTGCATGACAGCACAAGCTGCTAAAGTGGATTTTGCGTGGTCACGGGGTAAAACAAGAGCTAATTGCTGAGTAGACTTGTCTATAAGGTGTTTACCGACTTCGTGGTGAAAATTTGGTGTATCTGAGGCTAAAAAGTCTTGAGGGGAGAATAATTTACCGAAGTAAATTAAGTCATTATATGCTTTATGTAAATGTTCTTCGTTTTTTGAAACATTGCCATTTAGATTTAAATTGGCCAATTAACTTCTTCTTAGCTCGAAATGTACTAAATCTTTAAATTTTGTCTCTTTTACGTCAGTATCGTCATCCCAGTCGCCACCCCAGCGAATAGGGATACCCATTTTAAATGCTACGCCTTTTACGAACCCAGCAAAATAGTAGAACCTATCTGTGTCATCCCAGTCAATTGGGTAGGGTGCAGCATCCAAAGCGGTGCTTGGAGACGAGTTATGCTTACCATTAGGCCATTTAACCTGTGATTTGCCCTCGTCAAAGTATTTATTCTGTGTTTCTTCGTTTCTATGTCCCTCAAGTATAGAACAATCAAAAAATTTGACAACTTCTTGAAAAAGCTCTTGAAGGTCTTCATCGCATGTAGCGAGTCGTCTTTTGGAGGTATTTCCGAATTTAGGCATTATTGGTTTAAATATCGGCTAATAATGTCATACATAGTATTCTTAGATGTAAACTTCTTTTTACTACCCTCTAATTCTTGCAATTCACTTACCATTTTAACTAGATTATTTATACTGGCATCTGGAGTTCCATCATCTGGCGCACTATAACCTCTCATATAAAAACTTTTGAGCCAATCTGAATATTCCTTATCAGTTGCTTCTGATGATTTGCCATATACTGGAATAAAGTCTTCACGCTTTTCTTTTTCATTCCATTTCATATACCCTTCTGGTGGATTTACATTTTTTAATATTGTCTGTAAGTCCTGCGCAATATTGCTTGTCTTTTTACCAATATCTTTTTGAACATTTCCTGAATGGATATATTTTTCTACGTCCTCTTGATTTAAAATATAATCTCGTATTGTTCGTAATTCAGGAGTATCTCCTCCTTCGCCCGCCAATCTAACTAAAGTCTGTATTCCTTGTTCAGGGAAAACAGCATTACCCTCTTCATCTATAAGCCCTGCATCTTTCATAACTTGCACATTTTCAGGAAAATATTTCTGTTGAAGCCCATGGGTCATTATAAGCATATCTCTTTCATCTAAAGTGCCTTCATTAAATGGCCCCCATAATCTGTTGCCGTCTGGGTCTAGATTTTCAAATAGTTTCATAAGCTCGTCTATGGGCATACTTTCTCCCCCGAGTCTATGTTTAGCAAAAAGTTCCCTACCTTTTTTTAGCATCTCTGGATGTAGCTTTTCCTCTTCTCCAAATTGGGTCCCTAAAGCTTGGTTTAATAGATTGTAGAGTCCGCTACCTACAGAGCCACCTTGTTGGAATTTCATTCTATTATTACTACTCATTACTTTATTCCTAAATGTTTAGAAAGCGAAGGGCCAGTTTCATAGTCACCCATAGTTTCGCCAACTAAACTGACTAATCTAGCAATATCAAAGATTTCTCTAGGAGTATCTAAACCTCCTCGGTTTCCAACACCTCTTGGATACCAACCACTAAAATCTTCAACAGAACCAGGCTGCCCAGTTACTTGGATAGCTTCGTCAAGGAATAATCGTGAATACGGGTCCATTCCAGCAATATCTGCTCCTTCTATTCCTTTAATAATATCTAAAATAGAGGCTCCCCTTGGATTAACCATTCCGCCCCCTTGAAATTTCATTCTATTATTGCTGCTTATTGCATTATCTATAGCATCATGTGCTTTTGGGCTCATTGCCTGTCGTAATGCTTGTAAAAAATTTTCTGCTGCCATTATGCCTTAGCCTCCACTTTCATTGCTCCGTAAAAATTAGTTATATTGCTGTCCATATCAAATTGTGTCTCGCAGTGAGGACACGCCCAGCCCGTAACTTCACCATCATCTTCCAAAAGTCCGATTCTTTGTGTCGTTCCTTCGTCATAATATAGCTCTTTTTTACAAACTATGCAAGGGTCCACGATTTTAGCTGTCTTTTCCCTCTTCTTCAGCGTGTGCGAGTAGTTTTGCTTCCCCATTTTTATTCAGTGCCTCTAATTGTTGTGGAGATGGACTCCATACGGTTAATTCTTCACGTTTTGTGTCTTCAGTATCGAACAATCCTGCAATTTTAGACAAATCCCGTAGGGAGCTGAGTTTATCAGATGTCTTCTCTGAACTTAAAATAATGTCTTTGTACTCACTAATTAACCATTCCGCTGAAACATCGTTTTTTTCTAGCGCTGATTTAGTCCCTTTTTTAACCATAGTGTCTATTTTCTCCGATTTAAGTAATGCATTAGCCTTTTTGTGGATATATTGCTCGTTTTTAGCTTTTGGGAACGCAGCTTTGAATGAAGATACCGCATCTTTGCTCTCAACGTAGTATCTAGCGAACATTTTCTCATTTGGGGATAGTTTATCTGAAACTAGCTTGTTTTTTCTGCTAAAACTGTAGATATTCTCTGCAATTCCCTCATCCCCGTACATTTTGACTGTTTTTGATACAATAAACGACCCACAGACAGTCCGCACATATGTTTGTTTCCGACCAGTCGATGTCGTTAATTTGGATTTTTTTAATATTTGGCACACATGGTTGTCGTCAGTATATACCCAATCACCTTCTTCACCCTCTCTCCATGGTCGAACGTCTACTTTGCTCCTAAAAACCAGCATTTCATCATAGTCTTTGTATAAATAGTGGCGTTCGTTTTTTATATCTTTAAAATCCATTAGCGCAAATATACAACAAAATTATAAAAAAACAAAATAAGGCTTGCTATAAGTATAATATTATAATATAATACTAATAGTATAATACTAAAGAAAAAGAAAAAAATAATATATAATTAAAAAAAAAGAAAAAGTAAAAAATTTTACCCAAAAAATATTATTAGAATGGGTGTGCTTGTTTTTATACACGACACCACCCCGTGAAATTTCCCGTTGGGGTTTCGGTTTTGGTTGAAATTCTTAGTTACATTATGTTACATTAAATAACTTGATGTTATGCTTGTAATGTATAGTGTAAAATGTGTTATGGTGTCACATTTTAAACAATACAATATATTTAATATCATAGCTTTTAATTGTAACAATATCATGGCTGTCCTAGTGGATTTAATCACAGCGTTTAAACAGTATATATATCATTTTATAGTATAACCTACATATAACAAGTCATTACATAGCATTATATTAAATAACGCCCATATTTACGTTTTAACGCGATATTATTGTTATGCGTGTATTAGTATCTAGAATCAATAATCTTAGCAAATCACTTTTTCAAGTCATGTAAGTTATTGTTAATTAAGGACTTACGATACTTTGTTAATATTTATTAATTATTTACTTGCACATATTAATTATATGTAATAATTTATTATATCATTAAATAATACATTGTTATTTATGATTATGGATTTAGTAAGTTACCTCTTAATAATACAATAGAATTTATTAAGGGCTTGAACTGAAAGTTTTTTGAAATCGCTGAGAGGTTGTAACGAAGTCGGAGTTTCTACAAGAGCCAACAAAAAACGAATCTAACTCGGTTGGTGTCTATAGGACTATAAACCTTGCAAACTCTATAAACTTGCTCTAAATTGGTAGATAATTAAAAGGATAGTTTTTAATTAAAAAGGTTCGAATCCTTTCAAGTTTACAAGTAATAATAATAATAAAAATGAGGTATAATATGAAAAAGATAACACGTGAGCAGTGGCTAGAAAAAGCACTAAAAGAACTAAATAAGAGAGTGTTTAAACCTATTGACAAAGCACTAGACTTAGATAAGATTAAAATATCTTGTGGCTTTCCACCTAATCATAGAGCAGGCTCTAAAATGAAAACAGTTGGCGTATGTTTCCCTGATACAACCAACGGATTTAATGAGATATTTATAAATCCATGTGTATCAAAATCAGATGATGCGTTATCTATTGTAGCACATGAAGGCGTACACGCTAGATTGAATTGTGAGCATGGACACGGAAAGCCATTTAGAGATATAGCAATCGCTATCGGTTTAGAAGGTAAAATGACATCAACACACGCAGGCGAAAATCTAAAGGCTATAATAAAAGAAATTACTAAAAAGATTGGCGAGTATCCACACGAGGAACTAAAAGTCAATCATAAAAAGCAAGGTACTAGGATGCTGAAAGTACATTGTCCGACTTGCTTAATGACTTCAGGAGACGATTATATCACCTATACAACCAATAAGCAGATACAAAAAGGGACTACATTTTGCCCCGAAGGTCATAAAATGAAAGTAGCAGTAAAAAAATAAAATAAAACAATCTGTTTAAACGCTCTAGTACAGGGCGTTTAAATGGATTAAATAATAATAATAAAAACGAGGTATAAAATGAGAAAACAAAGTTTTCTAATACTTTGTAGTGTTGGAGGTGTTAGCTCAGAAAAAGCACTAAAAAACACTAAAATTGTTGAAGCACTAAAAAACAGAAACGATAAAAAAGTAAGAAAATTACTTAAAAAGATGTCTTCAAGGAAAGATAATTGGATAGTAGTATAAACTAATAATAATAAAAATGAGGTAATAAAAATGGAATATAAAAAAGCAGAAATAAGAGAGTATATACAAGAGCGCTTAAACGAGGCGTACGAGTATGACAAGGACTATTTAAATCAAGATACATACGATATTCATAATGATTTATTTAATACAGATTATTATATAATAGGATATTATAAAGCAGAAAAATGGCTTGGTAATAAAACTTTTGATATAATTAGATATATAAAAGATTATGAAAATGAAATTTTTGGAGAGGTTCATACAGACCTTTCAAGCTCTGAAAGTGTCGTAAATATGTATGTTTATATAATTGGCGAAGAACTATTGGAAGAAGAAATAAAAGAGTTTAAACGAGATGTTTTATTAAATCTGATGGATAAGTATCAAGGACATAAAATAACGGATACTAAAATAGTAAATGATTTATGGAAAGATATTATCGGATTTGATAGATTTGATAGCGTTTAAACATACTAATAATAAATAAATAAAAAAGGAGAAATTATGCAGTTTAGCGATAGAGATTTACGGTGGGATGAAATAACTCACACACAGGACAAAGATACATTAAGAGAATTAGCTTTTCACTATGAGGAAGAAGCAAGAAGTCTTTTAATAGAACTAGCGAGAAGACGAAGAGATGTGGAGCGTCATAGAGAAGAAGGTAGGCAAGAGGGTAGGCAAGAAATATTAGCACTACCTTTGTATAAATTGTTATGGAAGTGGATTAAAAAATACATATAAGAGCGTTTAAACATACTAATAATAAATAAAAATAATGCTTGACTTTAATAAATAATGTAATGTAATTTAAAATAATAACAATAACAATAAAATGAGGTATAAAATGACAACAGAAAAAACACTAGGAACGATACAAGAACCTATAAATGTAACAGATGAACATATTGATTCTATTTTGTGTGGTTCTTTTGAAGGTAGTTGTAATTATTGGATAGATAAAATTGGAGTGGTTAATAATGATTTTAAAGGGGCTGAATTTGCATCTGAAGTTGTAGCAAAAGGTGGCTCATTATTTATATATGAAAATGGCGAAAAGCACCTATTAACATTAGAAAAAATGATAAAAGGTTGTCAATTATATGTAAATGGAAACAAAAACACAAAAGGGCGCAAATTTGATATATATAAATGGGACGCTATAGACCATGATATGATATTACAATATGCAATATTTGGCGAGGTCATCTACGGATAAATAATAACTAAGAGCGTTTAAACGGAGGTATAAAATGTTTGGATTAATATTTTGGTGTAAAGTAGCATTAATAATTTTAGCTGGTTGTATGGCTTGTTTAGGCGTATGGTCAACTACATGGAAACAATAACAATAACAATAACAAAAGGAGTTAAAAATGGAAAACAGAGAAGAAGCATACATAGGAATAGAGTTAGAAACACACATATACGGACAGGACTTAGGCTCGGCTGGAATGGAAGATGTCCTTAACCAAGGTATTGATATAAGTGCAAGAGAACTATATAAATTCATCTATGAGAATGGATGGTATTGTAGCGATGAAAAGCTAAAAATGATGTTAGATGACTATGAGAATAGCGATAATATGTTGTATCCATTAACTTGTCATTATGAGAAAGAAACATCATATGCAGATTGGCTAGAATATGAAAAGTGGAGAGATGAAGAAAGAGAAAAAGAAAGCAAGAGCGTTTAAACACACTAGAAAAACAAGGAGAATAAAATGTATGTACTAAAAACTAAAGGCAAAATAACTTACTATACTAGACGCAGAGATTTAGTGCGTGATTGCATAGTTGAGTTAATTAACAAGATGAACCCGTTTAAACGGACTAATAGCAATGTATCGTAAGTTGTTGTTTTTTAACGACTTAGCGATAAAAGAAAATAAAGTTCTTGCATATATTAGATAATGTATAGTAACTTAGTGTAGTACAGAATAATAATAAATAATAATAAATAGGAGATGTAATGAAATTAATTGAAAGAGTTTTGGAAGAAATTAACAGCGACTTATTTAGTGGTGATACAGAGGCTGTAGAGGAGTTGCTTTCATTTGTTCCTAAACAAAACTTGATACAGTATTTACCAGAAGAAGAATGGAGAAAATATGAAAAAGAAAGCAAGAGCGTTTAAACAACTTAATAATAATAAATAGGAGATGTAATGAAATACAAAACACATAACGATAAAGAGATATGTACAGATGGAACTTGGTTACAAGGTCATGTTTATTGCTCATACGAAACATTAGTGAGCTTATTCGGAGAGCCTAGTGAACGCTATGACGATTATAAATGTGATGCACATTGGGACGTTGAGCTTGAAGATGGCGAGGTTGCGACCATCTATAATTGGAAAAATGGGATTAACTATTGTGGAGTTAAAGATGGTATCCCAACAGAAAAAATAACTGAGTGGAACATAGGTGGGAATACGCATAAAGTAGCATTTGCTATTAACCATCTTACAAACCATTCTTTAATGATGCAAGTACAAGGATTAAAGCATAACCTAGAACTTGCAGAGCAAGAAACTCACAGATTACTTAAATAATAATAATAATACGGAGGTGTATAATGAAAGTAACAAGTGTACGATACTTTGAAACTAGGAGAGGACTAGGTTACGAGTGCAAAACAAATACTGATAAAGTTATATGGAATGATGGTATGGGTGGTGGTACATACATAGATGGATTGCACGAGTTTAATGGATTGCGAGGTGGAGAGCTAGAAGACTACCTAGAATCCTTAATCGATAACTACGAGGAGGTTGCATAATGAAAATAACAGCAGAAATGGTAGAATATTGGTACGGAAGTGACATCATATTGCCTAAAGATGTAATAAGGGATATAGTAGATATAGCTAACAAGGATTATGATGTTAAAACACTAAAAATTGATATACAAATGTCATGGAGGACACACAATGATAGCAATAACTAAACTGAAGCTAGATTCAAAAGGGAGAATAACATTCCCTAAGAGTTTTAGAGAGGCGAACAACATTAAAGCTAAATCATATGTTCATGTGTATCCTGTATTATCAGATACAATAGTCGGCTCACTAAAAAACACAATAAAAATAACATTTGAAACAGAGGAGGAGTAATATGGGACGTTGGGACGAATTATTTGACATATTGCAAGTGCTAAATCCGTCTAATTCAGAATCACCTTTCGATTTAGATGGAGATGATGCCGAAGTACGATGGGACGATATTTGCTACTTTATGGATGGATTAAAATAATAACTAAGAACGTTTAAACGGAGGTGTAAAATGAAGAAAAATAAAGGATTCCAAATAAAAGTACAATGGGATAGATTAGGAGAAGATGTTGAAATTTTTTCCTTTGCAACTGAAGAAGAAGAATCAGCATTTGTACTTGGTATTGAAAAAGGTAATGGGTGGGATGCTCCTACTTGGGAATATTTAAATAATAATAAGGAGGAGGAATGAACGACATAACATACAAAGGCAAGTCGTTAATAAAAGCGACAGAAAAAAGAGACAGAGCAAAAGCGTTTAAACAGCTTCATATAGATGATATGTATGGAATGTTAAAAAGGCTAGAGAAACGAGTGGAAGAACTAGAATATGAACGATGGAAAAAGAATCTACAGGAAGACCATGTTAGATACGACTTCATAGGAGATAACAATGAAGATGATTCCTAGAATCATAGTGTACCTAGTGATGTTCACATTCTGTATGCAATGCTGGTACGAAATAATAAAACTAATAATAAACTAAAGGAGGTTTCATAATGGCTAAGTACATACAAAAGAGAAAACGAGAAGTATTAAGAAAACATATGAAAGAATTAAAGATGAGTAATTATTGTCAGAAGTGTGGATTAGAAGACCCTAAATATCCAGTTATATTTGATTTTGACCATCAAAAGCGTGAAGATAAAAAAAGTGATGTGTCAAGCATGTTAGCACAAGCAAGGTCTTGGAAGATGATATTTGAAGAAGTTTGTAAATGTCAAATGTTATGCTCTAATTGTCACAGAAAGAAGACTTGGGACGAAAGAAATGATATTGGAGAATGGAACGCTATTTTTGGTAGAGAATATTTTGAAGGAGGTAAACAATGAATGTTGTAAATAAAATATTAGATATAGCAAAAGAAGGGCATGATAAGATAGCATTAAAGCAATATATTGTTAAATTAGAGCGCAAAATTGTCGATTTAACGAGCGAAAATGAAAAACTAAGGATAAGGGTAGGGTTATTAGAAAATCCTGAATTTGAGCCATATCCTGATGGTTTGGATATAGAACAAAAGCGTTTAAACGACTTGGAGGATAGTAATGATACAGGTATTTGAGTGGATAAGTGTGGCTATTGTAGTATTGATGGTAGTAGAATTAATAAATAGTGTAAGAGATTAATTGAGAATATGTAAAATAATGTTAGTTTTATTTATTTAATGTTCTATAAATTATTTAATAACAAAGGAGATAATAATATGAGATACGTAGGCAACTATAAAAAAGATACAACGAGCTTTCTATTGCGAGAAATCCCTGTGGATATGTGGAGAAAGTTTAAGATTAAATCATTGGAGAACGAACGTGAGAATCTTCAAGATGCACTACTTACTTTAATTGACAGCTATGTCAATGAGAACAGTGCGAGATAGTATGAGAAACTCTGACCCAGCAGGTATCAATGAAATCTATGATTCGTTCATTCAAAAAAGAAATGATGCGAATACAGAGGAGAGATACGAAGGTAATGAGAATTGGTTTAATGCAAGTAGCACAGGATTGTGTGTACGGAGGGTTTATTTTCAATCTGTTGAACAGGCAGAGAAAACTGACCTCCCAAATACAACTTCAAAGAGATTGATGAGATTAGGAACGATTGTTCATAATGATATTCAAGAATCTTTGGTGCAGTATAATACTAATAGTAATAATACTAATAGTAATATACTAAAGAAGAAAAAGAAACAAGATATACTTGTAAAGAAAAAGAAAGTTAAATTTTTTGTAGAACAAGAAATCCAAATCAAAGAACTTAACGTAAGAGGATTTTATGATGCTTTAGCAGAGGTAAAGGTTGATGATAAGGTGTATTACTATCTTTATGATTTTAAGACTATGGCTTCATATCCTTGGAAGTTGAAGTTTGGACGTGATGCTAAGAAAGAACAGCTATCACATCAAGAGCTTCAGTTAGGAACTTATGGATACGCTATACAGGAGAAGTATGGTAAGCTTAGTGGCATGTACTTGATGTATTACAACAAAGATACATCGGTCGTTAAGAGTATTACCGTTCCACTCACGATGGTAAGTAAAGCGTATGCATATTGGGTAAATGCAAAAAAAGAGATAGAGAGAGGGTTACCTGATTTTCGGATAGGAACTTCGCCTGCTAAGGAGTGGGCATGTAACTACTGTCCGTTTAAACAGCGTTGTAATCCTCCTAACTTCATAACAAAACAAAATAGGAGAAGCTATGCCCGTTAAAAATGCAAATCCTCAATACGATGGAAAGCCAAAACCAAGGATAAATACTTTCCAAGAGTTAGAGAGGGTTGATGTTACAGAACATATAGAAAAAAAAGGTAAGTTCAACTACTTGAGTTGGACGTTCGCAGTACGAGAGTTAAAGAGGAAATACCCTGATGCAACATGGGAAGTCCATGAGTATCAAGACAGAGATGGTATGGTACAACCATACATGCATACTGATTGTGGATACTTTGTCAAAACTACAGTAAATGTAAAGGGAATATCTATGTCCCAAATACATCCTGTGTTAGACAACTACAATAAGTCTGTTACCCAACCAAATGCGTTTCAAATCAACACTAGCATACAAAGATGTCTTACAAAGGCTATTGCACTACATGGCTTAGGATTACATATCTTTGCTGGTGAGGACTTACCACCATCAACGCCACTAACAGCAGAAGAGAGAGCTGATATAATTGGTGTGCTAGAAACTCATGGTGCTGATAAGAAGATGTACGGAAGGATAATGGAATCAATGGATAACGGAACTATAAATCATGAGAACTTCTTAGAGATGGGAAGACAATTAGAAGATAAACTAAAAACAATAAAAAAGGAGAAAAAATAATGAGTAATATAGACGACTTACTTGCTGATGATAAAAAAATACTTTCAGCAGACAAAAAGAAGTATAATTCAGATGAGGAGTATTTTCCTATGGTTGCAGGTGAATACCTCGGATACATAGTTGAACCTAGAATGGTAGAGCGTGAGTTTAAGATGCAAGGTAAGAAGGTAAAAGCCACAATATTCAACTATAAAGTACGGATAGGTGAAGAAAATGGAATAAATACTTATACTATTCCATCACTGAGTGGCCAAAATAGGACCGTAAAGGGCGATTATTACGCAGATAAGGTTGTACAGGCTAAAGGAGTGTTCAAATACCATGAACCTGCCCAGAATGATGAATTTGAGGCGTATAATGATGGAAATAAGTCATACGTGATGTTTTGCGAGACTATGGGGTTTGAAGGTGAAACAGTTGAAGGTGAAGTAGGTGGGAAAAAAGTAGTTGTTAATAACTTGCCTGAGTTTCAACCTGAAGAGCTTTACAATAAGCCTGTAGTAGCTGTTGTCGGTCCAGGTAAGCCATGGTTTAACAGTAAAGGGGAAAAATGCAAATCATGGGAAGTGAAGTTTGTAAAAAAATGGAAAAAAGCAACTAAATCAGAGGAGTTACCATTTTGATAAAAGTAGGAAAAACAAAGTCAAGAATGATACGAATAGCAAGAGGTGTATTTGGTATTAAGCCAAAGAGATTGTCGAGGATATTTAATATATCTCTTGCAACTGTGTATAGACACTTAGACAAAGATTAAGAGTAGCAATATATCATAGCAATAGCCAAGGAGCTTTTAACAGAGCTATTGAAACATACAAGAGACAATTAGCTGGCTGGAAGTTGCAGCTCAACGAGGGGATAATAAAGCCTTGAAAAAATAAAAACTCCAAGCTACTCTTACTAACAAACAAAAAAAGGAGAAAAATGCCTCTAAATACTGATTTATCTCACGGAAATTGGGATATTGACCTCGACTTCGGGAAAGTTGGAGAACAAGCCTTAGTAGATTTATTAGAAAGTGATGGCTCTATTGAAGTAAAAACCGAAAGAGATATATGGAAGACAACAGGGAATATAGCAATAGAAATACGATACTATGGAAACCCATCAGGTATTTCTACAACAGAAGCAAAAACGTGGATTCATCTATTGTCTTATGAAGGTAATATCGAAGGTGGTTTTATACTTAAAGTATCTGAGCTTAAAGAAAAGATACGTAGGCTGTTTAAACGGAATGAGGCAAAGACCGTAATGGGTGGTGATAACAATGCATCTGAATTAGTATTGCTACCCATACGAGAAATGTTTTTCATTTAATTTAAGGGGGTAAAAAATGTTAGGAATGGTGATTATATTAGGGTTATTATTAGCACTACTGGTATGTGTGGTATACGCAGAAGATAATGATAACAACGAATGATATGCTAGCTTTATTTTTTATTGCTTTTGTTGTTATACCAATAACAGTAGAAACACACAATTGCATGCACCCAAACCCAGAAGCTCAAGGGGCAGTATGTGATTGGAAATCAAAGACATGGCATAAGAAATTTGACTTAGAGACTTTAGAGTATTACTATGTTTTAGAGGGAACAAGTGATACGGATAATTTCGTTGAGAGGCAGGTAAGGAAAAGGTATTGGAAGGAGAGAGATGAAAAAAACAACCTTGACAAAGATGTACCCAAGAGAGAGTACATACAGAAAAGAGGGGAGTAAAAGATTCCTTATTGACAAATATGGTAAATTGCAATACGGAGAGATAGTACAAAGAAGTGCTGAAGAAGTATCAAATAACAAGAAGTGTTGGTGGGTGTATAAGTATATTCTTAACTACAGGCCTATCAATTGGGCAAAAAGAAGAGATTATTAAGCAAGGAGGTAGATGGAAAAGAAAGATGTAAATAGAAGAATTAGGGGACTCATCAGGTCGATTGGCAATAACACCTCCATTTCATCCTCCCAACCATCATCTATGGGTCCCAAAAATATTAAGAATGTAGAGAAGAGATTAAAAGAGTATCAGATAAAAAAGTATGGAAAGTGTATCGCATGTGGCGAACCTATCCAACCAACTAACTGTCACTTTCAATGTTCAAGTTGTGGATACGCTGAGAACTGACACGAAACACCAACCTATCAGGTAGATAAGGATAAATAAAATGAAGTTTGTAGAAAAGTATGAATTTGACAAAAAGGACCCTGATAAGTGGGGCTATCAAAGAAAGACTATAACAAAAATAAAAACACATTTAGATAACATCCCTGGATTAAAGGAAAAAGATTTATGTCAGATGACATACCTTCTTGATGATATGGAGGAAGAAATAATACAATGTGCGATGAAAAATTATTTAAACAACAAGGAGAAAGTAAATGGGTAGAGCAATAGACATGGAAAAAGACATTGATACGCTAAAACGTCAAATGTCTGAAGTTAAAAGTAAAGTAGGCGAACTAAAGACTACACTAAGCGAGATATTAGATGCAGCTTCATCGAAGAAGAATGTAGATTTAGTAGAGGAAACAAAAAAGGAGACTAAGGTTGAAACAAAAAAGAAAAAAACCAACAATGACTCAAGTGGAAAACGTAGTGGGAAATCTTCTGATTGATATGCGTAATGTTGTAGAGTCGCTACAAGTATTAGACGTAGCGTTCTCAAACTACGTAGAGATGAAGAAAGAAACAGAAAAGTTAAGAGAGTACATAGAAAACAAAGCTAAGGAACTTAAAGATGAGAGAAATACAGACGGAGCTGGCTAGGGTTCACATAACAGCCGATGGTAAACGGTTTCTTAGCGAACAAGATGCTATTGAGCATCAAGAAAATAAGACTAGAGCAAATGAGGAAAATGCCATGAAAGTCTCAGAAATGATAATGAGTGTGTTTAAACGCAATGGGTGGGGAGTATACCACATTACGAAACCAATACAATCATTAAAAGTACAAAACGATGCATCATTGTTTAAAGTTAATGATGTGTCAAATGAAGAGATAGAAGTAGCCTTTCAAGAATCTCTTACGGATACGGTATCAGATTTAAACGAAAGGATAGGAACATGTCAGACAGATACGCAGACAGATTCGCAACAGAAGGAGAACTATTAGACCACATCATAGACTTCTATGAAGGACAGATAGATAAGTTCTTACGAAGAATGGGTGGAACAACAGAGCATGGCACAACCATAACACCAGCTATGCTTAGTGTAACGGTCAAAAGGTATACTCATCTGTTAGAGAAACGAGACGAAGAAGCTAAAGTATTACTTGAAGCAGAAGGCTTTTTAGTCTAAAAATAAACAACAAATAATAAAACTTGTCCCGAAAGGGAGAAGGGGAGGTGTCTAAAAAATGGACCAAATAAAAAATGCATTTATGGATATAATTGCAGAAGTAGATAGTGAAATACTTATAGCTGATGGGTTTGATGATGCTATAATAGGATATGTTGAACGATTAGGAGAGAGTGGGTATCAGACCTATGCGCTATATGACAAGGAAAAGGTAATCAGTATGCTTCAAGATGATATGACAAGAGAAGAGGCAGTTGAATACTTTGAATATAATATATTAGGTGCATACATGGGTAAATACACTCCAGCCTTTGCAACGGTATTAAGTGTGGAGGAGGACAAATGTACTTAGATGGCCCAACGGATATTGAGTTAGAACAAACCGTATTGGGTACCATTATTGAGTACCCAGACACATACGATGAAGCAGCACCCTACCTAGCAGAGCCAGCAGTCCTATATGATTCTCAGTCAAGAGGAACGTGGAAGTTATTAACTGAGATGAGACATAAGAACGAGCCAATAGATTTAACGTCTGTATGTGCTTTCCTTTCGGTTGACGACACTATGGCTGGGATAACTAAATCATATATAGCTGAAATATCATCTCAAGCGAGTGTTTCTGAGAATATCGTACCTTATGCAAAGAAATTATATCATAAATTCTTATTAAGGAAGATAGTCAAGAATGCAGAGAAGATACTAGAAACAGCAACATCAAACAGCCCTAATGCTTTCGAGGCTATTATAGATGCGCATAGCACTCTTGGAAGGCTTATAGATGTATCTCCAGGCGAAGAGTTTAGTATTGAGAATCAGATGATTGATGCTATAAATATTATTACGAGCAAAGAAGATAGGCTGATAAAGACAGGATACCATCATATAGATAAGTTTGCTGGTGGTTTGACGAGAGGAGAGCTCACAGTTGTAGGTGGTAGGCCAGGCCATGGTAAATCTACAATGCTTCTTAATATGCTATCACGTGTGATACATAGTGGTAAGAAGGTAGTATTGTTCAATAGAGAGCTTACGAACTCAGAGGTCTTAAAGAAGATAATAGCGCTCGAATCTGGCAAGCTATCTTATGGGTTGATACGAAAAGGTATATATGACAAGGGTTCACTTAAGGAACTTGAAAACGTGAAAGAAACTATCACTAAGCTCTATAGTGAAGACAAATTCAGGATGTTTGATTCTATACAGGACTTTTCAAGAGCCGCAACCGAAATAAAGAAATTCAAGCCTGATATTGTATTTGATGATTATATACAACTTATACATATTACAGGTAAAGAAGAACAACGAAGATTACAGCTTGAGAAGTTAGTACATCAATATAAATGGATAGCAAAAGAGAACAATTGTGCAGTTGTTCTAGCATCCCAACTAAACCGTGCGATTGAGACTCGAACTCATCAACGCCCACAACTATCAGACCTAGCAGAGAGTGGAGCTATGGAACAAGCAGCTGAGAATGTGTTCTTTGTGTTTTATAAATACAAAGTATCAGGCAATCCAGCAGAGAAGAATGAAATATCACTCGTTGCATCTAAAGTGCGATACGGAGAGTCAGGAGAATCTCAACTATGGTATGATGGAGACAAGGCAAAGATATATGATGGTGAGGACGAGTTTATAGACGCACAGAAAGTAGAGTTAGTAGATGACCTCCCATTTTAGATATATAGGAATAGACCCAGGTAAATCTGGTGGAATAACAGTCGTAGATAAAGACTTTATAAAGACACTAAAGTGTCCTGATAATACGATTGATATGGCGACATTGTTTGAGATAATGCTAAAAGAAAAGGGAGACTACAAGCCTGGTAAGGTTATAGTAGGCATAGAGAAGGTATGGTCATTCCCTAGCGATGGACGTAGCACAGCATTTACGTTTGGAGTGAATTATGGACAGTGGCAGGGTATTATTGCCTCGCATGAGATTGAGCCTATATTTGTTACTCCCAAAGAATGGCAGTCATACTTCAATGTCCCTAAAAAGCTTAAAAAGGTACAGCGTAAGAATTGGATTAAAGATAAGGCCAAAGAGCTATATCCTGGACTTAAAGTAACACTTGCAACATCAGACGCAATCCTCATAGCTAAATACCTACAACAGACATGTTCATAGACAATTTATGCAAGACATTCGACCTTGATGTAGATTTTGATTGGATAGGCGAGAATGCAGTAAAGGAGCTGTTTAAACGTGATGGTAAGGTAGAAGTAAGGACTGAGAATGATACATGGAAAGAGGAAGAGTGTATTAAGATAGAACTTCGGTACAATGGGAGTCCTGCTGGATTAGCTTACACTGAGGCAAAGACGTGGATACATGTATTAATGTTAGATGGGATGGTTGTTGGAGGTTACATATTTCCTGTCGACAAATTAAAAGAGGCTATAAAGAAGCTTCATAAAGAGGAAAAAGCAACGATGGTTTTAGGCGGTAAGAATAATGCCTATCAGCTGATTAAGGTCCCACTCTCAGAGTTGTGGAGAGTATTTTAAAGCTTTACCCTAAATAAATATCCATACATAACAGATTCTTGTGGAGCATACGAATCAACTTTTTTCAAAAGATTTCTTTTTCTAAACTCATATGTCTTCAAAGACCTTGTTAATAGCGCTTGAGATTCTTTGTCTTTGCCAAGCCATTTTTTAAACTGACCTAGTTCTGTTTGGTTCATATGTGCCCCATGACCCTCATTATTTAAGGCAACAGGCTTTAGGTTGCTTATAACTCCTGTTATAAATCTTCGTGTTTCTCGGTCTATCCTTTTTGAGCCAGATATAGTATTTGGGTTGTATGCTCTGCTGTGCATTAGCTCTGTAGCTATTGTATTATATGTTGCCCAATAAGCTCTAGCAAACTCATGTTCACTACCAAAATAAAATGCATCTCTCATAGCGTCATACATTCTTTTATATTTACTAGGCTTTCCACCACCTGTGCCTGTAGGTCTGCCTGTATCATTCTGCCATTTACGTACAAGAGTTTGTATCTTTTTTGTGTCTGAGTGCAGGCCAATCTTGTCTCTTGATTTATAATCAAAACCTTTTCTTGCTTGGCCATACACAACAACAGTATTTTTAGCAAAGTCATCTACTGCTTTAGCCCCTGACTTGGTTCCCTTTAAATATGACTGCATATTGCTCCAAGCATTACTTGAATAACGTACAATAATCGGCTCTGTAATAGGATTAGGCATTCCCTCGCCTGACTTATACGGATTAATTAATTCTGTAAACATTCCTAGCCACTCCGCCCTATGCAGGTTAGCCATAGCATTATCTAAGAAGTCATTAGGTTTCGCAGGTTTCTGCAGCCCAAAGAAGTTCTCATATATTGAAAACAAAAGACTGCCACCTAACCCAGCTGTAGCAGTAGTTGCAATAAAAGGCATAATATTACCATGCGTAGCCATTGGCTTAACAATATTTTTATATGTATCAAAAGTAATAGATGTAGCAATTCTTTGGAATAGCGTAAAAGGTTTTACATACTTACTTCCCATCCACGCTGGTAGCTGTGCTGCTGTAGTACCACCCTGTGTAGCGACATGTGAAAAGTGGTCAATCTTGTTATCTATTCTAAAGTATCTTTCCATCGCATCTGGCGTACTAAAATCCTTTGTAGTCCTAAGAAAGTTAATTTCACCCTCTGTTAAATTATATATATCTCTCATAGCACGCTCTGCTCTGCTTTTTGATAGACCTTTTAATGCATGAAGCTTCTCACCTCTTAAAGATTTTTTTATACCATTAAAATATAGTCTTCCAGCATACATACTAGCAAGCCTGTTTACATTCTCAGTCTGTGTCATAAAATTCCATTTAAAGAATTTACGCATTGAAAACTTACCTAAAAGCTTCTCACTTTCAAGCTCTAGTGTTTTAGCTCCGTACTCTAATATACCTTTCTTTCTTGCTTCATGCCATGCATCACGAGAAAACACTTTAGAGTATCCACGTAGAGTATTCCATAACCCATAATGCCCAATCATTCGAGTGCCAAGAATTAAGTTCTTTAATCCTGAGAGCGGTGAAGAAAGGCCAGCCGCTGCAGAAACATTAGTTATAGAGCTGCCTAATTTTAAGTATCCACGGTTCAATACATCGTTGGTACTGTAATCTAGCCCAATAGTACGTTCTACAGCCTGTTTTGCATAAAGCCCAAATTCTTGATTTGCGGAGATTTTTTTAAGAAGGTCACCTTTAGTCTGCCCTATGTTAAATCTCTTCCCTAATTCGGTAAATTCGGGGAAAATCTTAAGAGTTGCTAGATACTTTGATGTATTGGCCACATAAGGCTCTACTGTACCGTTAAATTTTGTCTCATATGTACGTGTTTTTTTACCATCAATTGTAAGAAACTCTGGCAGCAATGGCCCCCTTTTTAACAAGTATGGATTTCTTACTTGCGATATAGGGTCTGTAAAATAGTTATACATAAAATGTTCTACTCTTCTCTCTATCCTGCCTATTTCATCCTGCGAAAGCTTATCAACGCCTTGCTTTTTAAGTTCCCTCTCAACCTGCTCATTAACCATTTTATTAACAACTTCTCTTACTTCTGGAATATCAAGAGAAAAGTTCTCTGCAAATTTCTTTGTTATTCTTCGTGAAAAATAATTCTCTATAAATTTATTGTTAAACTCTTTTTGAAAATCCGCAAACTCTTTCTTAGTGAATTTTTTATGCTTCATTACTTCTTTAGCTATTGATTGCCAGTAAAAGTTCATTAAAGATTTATACTCTTTGATGCCTTGAGAAACATTGGAGTTTTTATCTTTAGAGAGCTCTATGAATCTCTTTTCACGAGCTGTTAATTCTCCAGACTTTATTAGAGCATCAGCTCTCTCTTTGTCAACTAGATATAACGAGTCTGCATATTTTCCTAATTTTTTCCTTATTTTGTAAATTGCAGCATTGCCTGCGCCTCTATATACTGTGTGCTCTATAGCTTCATGCTCTAATATCTTGTTAGCAAGCTTAGGGGAAATCTTTTTTATAACATGGTAAACTGGGACCAAGTACCTTCCAAGTATAGGAAGTTTTAATTTCTTATCTTTATTAGCAATAATCATATCTGTAGCGTTTTGATAAGAAGTATTCCTCTCATGTCTTATAACAGAAGCATACTCGTTAATAGACCGAACGTCTTTAACTGATGATATATCACCATCTTTTGCTCCAAAATAGTCTTTCGCAATGCTAGCTTTCTGCTCTGGGCTTAAAAGAGACTCAGCTTCTGCAGTTTTTGCCTTGTAAACAGCCATTTTCCTATCTGGAGACATATCTTTATACTTTTCAGATTCGATAACAAAGTCTCTCCATGACTCTAGCTCTGCTTTGCTTAACTTTTGTATGTTTTTTGTTCCAAAGAATTGTCTTCTGATAGAATCTTTATTGCCTTTTGTTACCCAGTTACTTGCTCTCTCTGCGTCACGAACTTCGCTATGCAATTGAGTCCTTGTACGTTGCACATCATGCGTTTGACCTGTAACTTGCGATTCTATTGAGCCTAATTTTGGCTGTACAAGAGTCTTTTTAGTAGGAGCTGCTGTGCCTGTATCCACTATATTCCTAATTGCGTCCCCTAGTTTGCTGCCATAAAATATTGGACTACCCGTTATGTCGCCATCTTTTATTTTATGGATAGACATATACTCAGTATCAACTCTGTATTCTTTTCCATTATATTTTACATCTTGGATTGTTCCTGGAACCTTACGCCTCTCTATCTCGGAAGTAATAGATTGCATTTCCTGAGATTCTATTTTATATTTACCACTATCAGAAATATCCTTTAATTCTTTATCACTAATAAAGCGAACCTGCCTACCTTCAACAGTATCTGTTGGAGCAGGCTTTGCGGGCTCTTTAGCCTCGAACATATCAACTTGTTCACCTATCTTTTCTTTAGGTGTCTCTTTTACTGGGTCTTTAGCTGACTCAAACATATCAACTTGTTCGCCTACTTTGACAGGCTTGCCATCTTTAGTGCTATGCCCGCCATTAAGTATTTCATTAATTTTATTCATCTCAGTACGAGCATTATCAGCAAGCGCTCTATGAACAGTGCTCTCTTTACCAGTAGCGCTGTCAGCAGCCTTAGTTGCTAACTCTTCAACTTTAGCAATGTATTCAAGGCGAGATAACAGTAAATCTCGGTCTGTTGTATTTTCAAATGATTTCTCACCAAGTTCTTGAATCTTTTCTAGTTTTGCCCTTTCTCCACCAGCAGAATCCAATATCTTTTTTTCTATAGTAGCTAGAGATTCTTCTAAAACTCGTCTCGTCTCTGGAGTTATGTCTTTATCACCATAAATCTGCTCTCTAATGTCACGAAGCTCTGTTTCTAACTTTTTATCTGTTCCGACACCTATTTTTTCTTTTGCGTCTTTAAATAGCTCGTTTGCGCCACCAAATAGCTTTTCTTGAGCTTTCCCTTGAGCTTTAAGAACTCCAACTAATGCAGCGTTCTTTACCCATACATCAAGATAATCTTTTAATCTAGCGTCTCTTATTTTCCCATTCTCATCTGTTAAGCCATTTTTTGCCAAATCTGCCATTTGAGGAGCTGAGAATACAGTAGCTTCTGCTCCTACAGTTGGGACAAGGCCAGTTCCACGATAAAGCAGCTTTTGACCAGTTGTTAGAGCCTTTTCTTCAGCTGTTGCCGCTAGTGCAGCATGCTTTGCACCCATACCGCCACCAACTAAGCCTATAGCAGCGCCCATAGCGCCTCCATGGACAACACCATCTCCGATAGCACTTAGTATTCCTGAAGTATCTTTACCATCAATAGCGGCCTGAGTACCGCCAATAGCTCCTTCATATAAACCAAGAGTACCTGCAGAAGAAAACATTCCCTCTAGCATTTTTCCCATTACGGTAGGTTTAACACCCATTTCCGCAAGAACTCGTGAAGATTGAGGTAATAGGCCAATCTTAGAGCCTGCTGCGAATGCACCTCTTCCTATGCCGCCACCAGCCATCATAGCTAATATATCTGCAGGGTATAAGAAAGATACAACTGTAGAGCCTATATCTCCCCAAAAACCAGGGTTATAATCCTCTAGGTCATATTTAGGCTTGCCTGTAATTAGCTCTTGAGCTTTACCTGTTAGCGAATAATTATAAGATTGCTTTAGCCATTCGGGAGAGCCCTCATCAACTCCATAGTCAGCCATTTCCCATAGAGAATTAATAAATCCAGGAGATGTGTTATCGGTTCCCTGAGTTTCTACTCCTCCAAATGTAGGATATTTTTTGTACGCTTCATCCCAATGTTCTATTTCTTCGTTTTTATAATCCCTAGAGCCAAATAAATATATAGCCTCGTCATCAAAATACTGAGACTTCCTTGGGTTTTCAGTTCTATATCTGTTTATAACTTCTTGTCTTGATAGCATATTTTATGATTTTTTAAGTTTTAATTCATTTAATACTTTATTTTCAGTGTTAGCAGCCCATTTACTTATACCAAACTGGTCATATAATATACGAGCAACTTTTTCACCAACCTCGTCATCATTTTTGACTAAAGCAATAGCTGTCATTTGATACTGAACATCGTTTGTTTTCCAATTCCCATTAGGGTATTTTTTTTGCATCTCTACTGTGAGTAGTTTATTTATATCTTGCCAAGCTTTGCTCACAGTACCGTCTTTGTTATATTTAAAACTATGTACTTCTCTGTTAGCATACTCAAGCTTTTTTTCAGGTGCACTAGTGTTTGCAAACCATCCTTCATTTATACCATATTTACCAACGTCTCTTGAGCCTTTATACATACCCTTTTTATTCTCAACTAATTTTCCTTTACTGCCTTCATATTTAGCAATTAATGGAGCAGCTTCATCAAACGATAAGTTGACTGTTTGCCCAGCCTGATTAGTATACTGATTTGCAGTAGACACAGGAGCTGTTACCGTAGGCGTAGGAGCTGTTACCGTAGGCGTAGGAGCTGTTACTGTAGGCGTAGGAGCAATATTGTCGAAGTTATTCTTTAATTTTTGCTGTAAGAATGTTAAAGACTGATTGTTGTTTATTGCGCTATTCCAATCTGTAAGCCCTAGGAATTTATCTCTTAGAGCTGTAAACCCTGGGTCGGTTGAGCCAACTTGAGCACTAATGCGTGCTAATTCATCCTTTACTGTATTAGTAAAGCTAACAATAGCCTCATCCATATCACTTGATAATATCTGGCCTTCAGATGAAGCTTGATGTATTCCTGGGTTTCTTTTGTTTGTATCTGTGTGTTGTGATTCTTTTAGCAGTATATCAATAAGGCCCCCATCAGCGCCAACATCTCCAATAAGTATTTTTAGCCCTGCATATGGGTCGTTAGAATCTTGAACTTTTAATGCATCACCTGTAGCGTTCTTAAAGCTATTCAAAGAAAAAGTTGACTTTCCAGTTATGCCTATATTACCTACTATATCACCATTAATACCTGTAAAGATTTTATTTTTAATATTTGTTCCATTGTACGAATCAAAATCTTGAATCCACTTTAAGTTAAACTGGTCTGGAGTATAAACTGGAAGCGGATTCATGTGTAGATTTATCTGCTCATGTGAAACCATTGCTTCCTTGTGTGGCTTTAAAATATTTTCTTCATACGCCTCAACAAATGGTGTTACCTCATCTAGTGAAAGGTTTATGCTTCCTCCAACAGTGCTCCCTGAATAATCGCCTGCTGTAAGATACCTTCTCATAATATCTTCTTTTGTAAGAGCCCTTAATTGGTCTTTACCACCTAAAGAATAGAACGCTGAAAACTTATGCTCTGTCCCCACTAAGTTTTCCATATCATACATTAATGCATCAATACCTTGTAAAGATGGGTCAAGCGCTGACTCTGTATTTAAAATATTCTCATATCCATTTCTTTGATAATAATTTACTTTATCTGTGCCTTTTAGACTGCTAATAGGGTTATGCAAAGCTCGTCCAGCAATATTAATACCGCTCATACCACTTGGGTCTCCAGTTAAAATATTTTTAAAGTTATTTTGACCTTCATCCAAACTATTCACAATATTAACTAGATTATTCCTACGAGCACCTCCCTTAGTACCAGCTACAATATTATCAGGGTCAGCTTCTAATACATTAGCATTTTCTATAATAGCTGTTTTTAAATTTGACGTTGTATTTAGACCTGTATTGACAGTACCTTTTACATTTTTAGAATCAGATGTTTCTATTATACCTGCATTAACTAACTCATCTATTAGTTTTGTATTTTTTTCATCTAAAGTAAATTCAAATATTTCATTCTTTAGAATTTTATCTTTATTATTTCTAAGATAGTCGAAAGCTTCCCTGGATATTTTTTTATTATGTAACATATATGCAGCATTTTTTATCAGACCATGCTTAGAGTAGACTTGCTGATACTGACCTACTTTAGCTGCAGGAGGTGGTGTACCTGTGCCTGTACCACTTGCACCTCCAGCTCTCATTGCGTCCATATCGAAGTCAAGGCTAGGATGAAGAACGCCCTCATTCTGCTGTTTAGATGTATTTTGTATAGATTCTACTTGTGTAATCAAACCCTCTCTAGTAGCTTCTAAATTTTCCGCGGCTGTAATATCTTTGGTTAGGTTAACTTGCTGCAGGTTCCCATCATTATCTTCTTGCATATAAAAAGCGTCTTCTCCCCTACGTACCTTTCCAAGTAAAATACCTATTTCATCTATTTTATTGATTATTGGAGATACGGTTTCAACATGAGAAGTTATAAGTGCTGTTTTATGTTTATCTATTTCACCGTGGTATTTAATAAGCCCTTCCCTGTCTCCAGACTGATAAAGGTCAAACTCTGTTTTGCTTACTTTATCTTTACTATCTAAGTCATACATAACCCTATCTGACCATTGATTATTTTCTTCCAAAAGTTTTTTATAATATTGGTGTTTTGCTGGGTCTATATACTTTGCATAGCCTCCTTCAAAAATCTTCCTTTCAATGTCTTTCATTTTTGTAGCATGCGTTTTTAAATTTCTTGCTTTTGCATTACCATCGTCAGTATTCCAATAATTATCAGTAGTATAGTCTATTGCGGGATACTCTATTTCATCAATAGTCCCACCTGCCATAACTGTAGATAAGCTTGGCTGCCATGAATCTAAATCAGCAAATAGCATTTCGGCTTCTTTTTTACTTTTCATATGCGAATCTATGCTGTCGGATAAAGAGTGAGAATACTGTATAAGCTCTGAACTCATATCGTTTCTGTTGTTAGCAATATACTGGTCAATTCGTTTCTTGCCCCTATCCATAGAGTCTGCGTTTGTTAAGTCTATGTTCTTTTCAAAATAATCAAGTTTTTTATAAAATCTATCTTCCCTTAATTGTTCTGCCCTATCATGGCCTTCCTGCAGTTGCTGCAGTTTAAGAACACTTCCTAAAATTCCCTCTAATGGGTCATCAACTGTTTTATAACCTCTTGCCATAACTCTCCTTAATTATTTCCAAAATTTCCATGCAGGTTCATCATCTTCTGCTTCAGTCCCTACTCCTGCGGCTACAACAGCTTCTTTTGCCGCTGTATCCCATGCTGTAATTTGCTGTAAAATAGAATCTTTCTGTCCCAAGATATTTCCAGACATCTTTGCAATTCCTTCTGCTCTTTGTTTCAGAAGCGCCTGACGTGCCTGCAAAGCTCTCTTTGATGCCATGCCTGAGCCAGCCATACCTGAGTCTGTACTAGGTTGCGTAAGGAAGACTGTCGGGTCTGCAGTCTGCCCTTGTGTAAACTCTGTTCTATACTGCTGAGGGTCAAGCATTTGCGTCATAGAGCGAGACAATGGTTGAAACATTCCCGATGTAAACAGATTTTTTTGCTCTTCTGCGCTTAGTCCATATTTCTTTGCCAATGCAGTTGCAATCATACCTTCATTAAATGGGTCAAACATTCCATAATCTTCCGATGTCCTAGTCTCATCTGCATAGTAATTTGGGCTATAATGCCCTGCATATAGAGAAGGATTCGCATTGTACTCTGCCGCAGAAATTGTTCTTGGCTTCCCTGCAGAAGCTCCCGCAGTATTCACGGTATAAGATTGAGGCGTTGAATGTTTAACGCTCTCTGTATACGTAGAGCCTCCTCCAACGTGCCCTTCAGGGCTTAAACCCAGTATTCTTATAATATCTTGTCCTAACCCATAGTCAGGGGTGTTTTCTCCAAAAAATGATGGTCCGTTTGCCATACTATTTACCTCCTATTTTGTCCCAACTAAATGTAGGGGACCCAAATCCTAAATCATATAATCCTTGCAGCATTGAAGCTCCTGCCCCAATATTCCTTGATTCTCCTGTCAATATAGCTTGTATTTGTTCTGGCGATAAAAGAGACTTAGGTGCGTCAGCTAAAGAATATGAACCAAGTTTGGGGACTAATGCGTCTGGTGCATGTTTTTCTATCATCGCTTTTAAAAATCCTGGTTTATCACCTGGCTTTAGTCCTTTAAGATGTTTTTCTATTCCCTTTTTCCCTATACCTTCTGCTGTCATATCTGGTGCAAATTTAGCCATTAAAGCTGTTTGAAGTCCAGATAATCCTGCCCTCATTAGTCCGCTTGTCAATTGCTCGCTTCCCATTCCTTTAAATGTTTTACCTAGGTGCCCTGAGCCATACTTTTCTTCTAATTCCTTTGCTCCTTTGTTACTTATAATCGTTGACAGTCCTTGACCTAACATTTCTCCTATTGCTGGTGCAAATATTCCTCCTCCAGGAATTAAAAAGCCGAGCCCTCGACCGCCCCATTTACCAAACTTCTGTCCTAAATCAGCCCATTTTGAATATTTAGCTAAAGCACGACTCGCTTGTCCTCTTTCGATAGCCTTATCTGACTCTATCCCAGATAACACAGAGCCATGAGACACATCTCTTGACCTTTGAGCTATTTGGTTTTTTAATAATTGTGCTGCTATTGACATAATGTCTCCTTACACTGTTTGAGGGCTAAATGGACGTGCACGGTCTGCTGTTACAATACGCACCTTAGCATCTCTAAGCTGGTTAACACTCCTTGCCCTTATATTTATAAGACTGTTATTTGACCTTAAAGAACTTGCACTAAGCCCTGAAAGTTCATTTGCATATGCTATAAAATGTGCATAAGATGGAGCCCTGGTAAACGAATGAGCGCCAGAATAATAGTCAATTTTACCAACTTGTCCCATTCTTTCATTAAATATATTTCCTCTACCGTCATCATAAAATATATCTGCTGTATTGTATTCAGTCCTTCCTCCATGCTTTACTAGCTTTTCTTTTGATTGTAATTGTTTTGTAATTGCAGCTTTAATGCTACCTGATGCTGGAAAGACTCCGACACCCCAAAGACTTGTTGTCGATGAGGATGTTACCCCAAGAGCGACAGCTGCTGTTTTAATATTAGATGCCCTTCTAAATCTAATATCACCATTAATAATACTTACTAATATTTCTTTACCTTCTAAGTTGCTACCGCTTGAGTTAACAGAATCATTAATTGCTAGCTGTATTTTTCTTACAACTGCACCCATTGACAAGTCTGTTGCATCTGTTTTAAAAGATAAGTCTGCAGCAGAGCCGCCATCCGCTGTGAGCGTAAACGCATAACTTGTAGCAGCAGAAAGGCCACTGTGAGTTCTATGTGTTACATGTCTTTGTAAGCCAACGTCCTGAAATCCGCCTTCGCTGTAAAATACCCATGCACACGAACCAGGAACTATACCATCTAGTATACCTGTTGCATTTCTACCTTTTCCATAAAAGTTAGAGCATTTAAACGACCCGTTTATGCTCGTTATAGGTTTTTCTGCAGGAGTTCCGTTAACAAAATCACCAACTTCATTTCCTACTAATAATGTTACATTGGAGCCATCAGAATGCGTTGCAGCTGTTGTTCCAAATAAGCCTCTAACAACATCTATTGTATGAGGCCCGTCAACTGGTCTTTCAGTAATTTGCAGAATTTCGTTATCAATTTTTATAATATCCCCAATTCTATGATATGCCCCGTCTGCTAATACTATTTCAGTAGCAGTCGTAGAGGTTACTGCGCTTCCTATAGTAGTTAAATTAACTGCCGAAGCAGCTGCTACATCTAATGCTGTAACTGCAGAGCCATTAGCTGCTGAAGTTGTGTTAGAATATCCTATAATATGAGAGTTTAAAACTATTTCCTCTCCTACTGGCAGCAATTGTCGCACTTGTATGTCTGTTCCTCCTGCTGCGTCTGGTCCTGCAGCTGTTATTCCTTGTGCTGAATATGCTATTTCAACTGTTGCTAGTCCAACATTTTTAACACATATATAATTACATGGTTCCTGAAATATTCCAGGACTTGATTCTGAAGGGGCATACGCATCATCAGTAAATGTTACAAGTGTTTTAAATGTATCAGAATTATTACATTCAAATATAACATCGTGGTAATCAGATGACCCTCCTGTTGATAGTGAATTGTTTCTATAAGCCATTTCTGTTTCCCCTTTATTTTCTACGTCTTTTTCGAGATGATTGTTTTCTTGCGATAGAATCATTATTTTGCATTCTGTCAACTGTATCTTGCATTGCAATTTTAAGTTCCGATGTTACTCCATCTGGGTTATTATTGTTCCAATAGTGCATTAACATTAAAACATCGTCATATGTAATTAACCCATCATTATTGTAATCTGCGAACTCTACGCCTGTAGATGATATAAACCCGCCACTTGACGGTTCATTTGCATCTAAAAAATTAATTAGTGCCCATATATCGTCTGGGGTTACACCATAACTATGCGTAAAGTCCCAGTCTTTGAGCGTTTCAATAGTAACATCTGATGTCCAAGCTGCGATACCAGTAAGCCCTGAAGAGCTGTAATTTCCATTCTCACCAGTATTATTCCATAGTTCAGGATTCCACCATAATTTAATTATAGCAATACCCCCACTAGAATCTGCCGCTACGGTATTCATCACAGTATAATCTCCAAATGCTGCGTTTAATTGCGCAGAAACAGTATTAAAAGTAACACGTACCTGTCTTCCAACATACCCATATCCAAACGACCCCCCAAATAACGTAGATTCGCCATACTCTTCCGCTTTCTTTAAAATTTCAAGAGCTGTTTCGCCTTTACTGTTATGGACATTGCTTGCTCTAAGGTAAATAACTAAAGCATTTGTACTCTCCTCATAATAAATTCTTGTAACGCCTCCTGAATACGTCCCTGATGTTAATGTACTATCTAAAAATTCATTGGTTGGCTGATACTGCATCGGCCTATTACCTGTCCCAGAAGATGTTTGTAAGTCTGAATCAACTCCACGGGCTGTTGATAGGCTTGTTCTGATTGCTTGACTTGTTGATAGGCTTAACGAAGTTACGTAAGACTGGTCATAACCAAGTAAATCGTTGCCCCAGCCTCCAAACCATTGAGTTCCATCATTTGGATTTTGATTGTCAGTGTATGCAGTTTGTTCAGTATGCCATGCTGTGTTAATATTCCCTGCTGAATCCAGTGGTTGATTAGGGTCAAATGCATGATTATGCTGTAATGCTTCTCTCATATTTTGGTTTAATCTTGGCGTATCTAGTATATGGGAATGGCTAGTCTCTTCATTATGGCCAAATTCCACTTTGTGATGATGATTTTGGACTGCTGTACCTCCTCTATTTCTTTTTTGTCCTCTTTTTCTTCTTCTCATAATAATTCCTTTTTAAATTTACGTACCGTCACCTATAGTTGCTGGCAAAGCAGTTACCTTCATAGTCATATCGCCATAATTAGCTAGTCCATCACCCCAATACAATCTTCCTCCTGCCGAATTTTCTTTTGTCATACAATACAATGTTTTAGATTGTCCTGCACTCCAGCTATGGTCCGAGCCATCTACTACCCATTTTTTTGTAATACAAACAGCATCACTCTCATCTACGTCCCATACATAGTTTTGATACCTAGCATCAAGAGTTGTTGCAGATGTATCTGTAGCTAGCCCTAAATTAAGAAGACCATCGCAAGTTGTACAATATGGTAAAAATACTTCTATCTCTATTTTATTACTTGGAGGTACTACAAAAGTAACTCCTAAATAATGAGCCTCAGAACCATCTCCATGGTCATAGGTTTTAGTAATAACTGCAAAAGATGTAGTAGTTGCATAGAATTGAGATGTACTGGCATAATCCATAGTGGTAAACCCCAATATCATTCCTGCATATGCGCTATTGGCAGCACTAAACTCAGTCCCTGCTTTTTTTGCTACAAAGTTCCCATTATGTGCATCTAATTCTACACTAGCTCCAGAGTCTACTACAAAGTCGCTTGCTATTATCTTATCGAGACTAGATATAGTTAAATCGCCACTTGAATAGGTTACATCAGATAAGTCATTTAGAGCCGAAGCTCCCGCTGAAACAGTCTGCCAACTGCAAGTACCATCCCCATCTTCTCTTAAAAACTTAGAACCACCACCCTCTCCTGTACTAGCAAGTTCTGTACCTTCTAAATTACAAGTAATAGTTGAAGAATAGGCTCCTGATGTTGTATTTGTCTCAGAATCTATTGATATACCAGTACCACCTGTTAAATCAACTCCAGTCATATCTCCATCACCAGTACCAGCTCCTATATAACTTCTTAAATTAGCTCCTGTAACATATTTCACGACACCAGAATCAGACATGAGAATCTTGTCCGTATCAGAGCCTACTTCACTTATATTGCTTATAGTTAGCCCACTACTACTTAGTGCTGCTAAATCAGCAGAAGCGTCCTTAAAGGCTATATCTCCGCCATCTGCATTTAATTCTATATCTCCATCAATATTTAATGTTAAATCAGAATCTGTAGTCCCATCACCATATGTAGCCACAACTAAATCACCTGTATCTGCAACATTTATTGAAGCATAGTCATCAGAGTTGTATCGTAACATTAAGTGTGTGCCAGTTGTATCTATTCGCATTCCAGTATTAGTATCTGCTCCAGTTACTGATAAGTCTATACCATAATTAATTTGAGTCCCCGAAGTCCCAGCAACAACATCTATATCCATTCCATAGTTGTTTACAGCACCAACCATAGTAGGAGAGTCGCTGTTTAAATCAATATTAAAACCTATGTTGTTCCCTGTCTGTCCGCTAGCAATAATGCCATCAACATCTAAATCAAGCGTATATGCTGATGTTGTGTGGTTTGTAGTATCATCAACGTCTAGTGTATGTGTAACCTTTTCCTCAACAAGCTCAAGTACATTAGTAGTACTATTAAATTGAAGGTCCCCATCAGGCTGGATTGTTAGGGAAGCACCTGCGCCATCATCATCAGTTGTTGTCATTGTTGTGACCCCATTAGTAGATGTTGATATAGCGAACCCGTCTCCAGTATCCTCTTGTGATGCCAATACAAAAGCTGCCACAGCAGATGTAGGGAATTTTATTTGTGCATATGCTACATCGCTGGCATTTGTAAATTTCACACCATCGGAACCAACATTGGTATGCATAGTAATATAACCATCTACATCTAGTGTTAAATGTGCAGCTGTTGCATCATCATCAATTGTTGTAATCGTTGTAGCACCATGTGTTGTTGTTTCTACCTTAAATAAGTCTCCCTTGTCTGATTGAGAAAACAATGATAGCTTAGATATTGAACTTGCGCTTGAAATTTCTCCAATAGTAACAGCATTATCTCTAAATGAAGTCTCACCCCCATCTGCATCTAATATTATATCTCCAGCAACATCAAATGTCAACCCTCCAGAAGAAACATCAATTTCATTATCTGTTAAGCTTAAATAGCCTTCAGAACCCACCTTTAATGGGCCTGTAACACGTAAATCGTTCCTAATAAGCTTAATTACCCTATCTGACTTAGTATTGGAGTATAATGCGGTACTATAGAGCTTATTTGCATGTTTTATAAACAGTCTTTTCTTGCCATGCGCATTACGAACAACAACTTGGTTTTCTTTCATTCCTTTTATTGGCAATCTTTGACTTGTATATCTTGACATTACTTAATTTGTTTCCTTCTATATACAATTGCTATATCTGCTATTTCAAATCCTGGAGGGAAACCTCTGCCTCGTCCTCCTGGTTTTAGTCCTGTTCTTTCTGTCCACCCAGAAATCATTAACTGAAAACTATATATATTATCGGCAGCAGACATATCAGCAGGTTTTACTTCTGCTGTCACCCAGTCGTTATGGTTTTTCCCTAACAAGGTCGCTTCCCCAGCTGTTGCATTTTCTACTCCAGTCATCGGCAAAGCTCCATGATAATAATTTTGTCCATAATATCCAACTTTTTGGTCTGTAGTCAATGTTGTATCGCCTGCAGGGAATGTTCTTTGTCCATTTACGAAATATGTAACTTTAGGCTTGTTTTCTTGTGAGCCACTATCGTTCCATAAAGCTGTAACATTTGGGTATCTATATGTTATATACACTTTGTATATCTTTTTGCGGACACCAGGAAAGCCAAAATCTATATCTTTTGTAATAAGGCATCCCATTCCACGAGCAAGCGGGGAGCATTTATAGGGGCTGGGGTCCCACGCCATTATATTTAAGAAATTTTCCTCACACAAATTATCATCATGATTACTGCTTAATTGATTCATTCCCATTGCAAATTTGCCATCTCTTGTTAATACAGGATTAGTTTTTGTATGTGCAAACCTTCCGAAACTATTATGATAAGTATAAGATTGGTCATCAACATAATCACTAGCCCCAGTCAAAATATAGTCTGGGATTACCTCTTTGTCTGGGTTTTTAAAACTCGTAAATAAATGTTTTGAGAAATTCCATGAAGCAGTTTTAAAATTATACATATATGCGTCATTTTTACCACCAAAAACATTTTCTTCTGAATTAGCGCCTTTAGCGTTACAACTAAAATCGGTCATATAATTTGTAGACCTTCCTATAATAAGAATGTCTTCAGCAGCATCATATCCTACGAATGGACGAGATGCTTCTATTCCAACATCAATACTAGGAAGAAAAAATCCTTTCCAACCATGATGAATATAATCAACTGCGTTAATATCCCAATTAAAATCTGGATACGTAGTTACATCCTCTCCATCTATCGTCTCAGTCACTGAAGCTACATACCACCAAGAAGGGTGAGAATATCCATGTTCACTATTATACCACATCTCTGTATTATCTAAATCAAATTCTGTACTAGCATCATTTGGAAATGGAATATACTGATTACCTGTTGCTATTTTATTATTAATCAAATTCTCAATATTTCCATCTCTAAATAAGAAGCACCCCTGTGCTGTTATCCATACTAATCCATTAGGTGTATGACATACTTGGCAAGGATGTGCAATCCCAAGGCCTGTAAATGTCTTATCTACAACAAGCATCTGATTCTCATCGTAATGCAAGGCATAGACATTCTTTCTCTTAAACTGAAGTAAATGCCCACCATATGAATCTAAATGTACTATTTTATCCCCATCGCCAGTAGCAATATTTTCCCAATGAAATCCATCAAATGGCATTTTATCGTATTGCCCTTCTGGGGATGCTATCACTGTATCTTCCCGCTCAACACCATCTGGAGTAGTCACGTTACCATAAAAGACTCTATTTTTATATAATGCTGCAGTTTTCCAATGGCCCCAAAATTTAATATTTTCTTCTTGTAATCCTATGCCATTGTATTCATCGTCACTAGGCACAACAGGCACTTGTGAAAAAGAATTATAATTAATATCTGTACTTACCCAGCTTCCTGAAGAATTATGCCCATTATTGTCCTCATATGTAAGTGGGGGAAGCCCTGTTATCTCCCAAAGAGCAGACCTATATGTTATTGTACCATTCTCTGAGTCCGCAAAAGCTGTAAGTTTTTGAGAAGATTGGAACTCTCCTACGAGAGATTGACATGCAAATGTGTTTAGCATCCCAGTAGTTAAATCTACCTCTGCAAAATTATGCCAAGATTCAGTCCCAACATCTCGTATATAATATCTATATTTAGATATACGCTCTGAGTCTAAATATGGCCATCCTAATAAGTGTATGCAAAACCTCATTGGCCCAGTTGGATTATCTTGCCCATTATTCCAATCGTTTGTATTGATTCGTACTTTTTCAAAAAAGACTTGATTACTTCCCTGGTCAACCATGCGTGTACCTAAAACTATATTTGTTTCTTGACCATCGTGATATACAGCGCTTATACCAAATTCCCATATTCCAACAAGCTCAGGAGCATCTACTGAATAATCTACTAAGTTTCCTTGCCATACTGATAAAGTAGACTTTGTTCGTGTAGGGTAATCTTGAAGCTCAGAAAATATATTGTTTGGTTGTTGATGAAACGTATTGGAAAAAGAGCCTTCTGATGTTGTACCTATAAGCCCTGAAGATGGAGTTCCATGCACAGTGCCACCATCTTCAATAGGGGCATTTGAAGTCTGTCCTATATTAACATGGAATGTTGTGCTTGCTTGGCCTCCATCCACTCCAGAATATGAATATACACGAGGTCGAAGTATTGGGGCCGCTTCTCCTGTAAAAAAAGCGTTTCTTTTTACAAACGAACCATCTAAGTCTCCAAAAACCCCATCATAAGTATGATTTTCTGGTTGACTATCATCGGAATGTTGAGGCGTAATATCAAATTGATACCCTTGTATTGCACTCCAATTGTGAACAGGATTAAAGCTAGTTAAGACTCCATCATGCCTCATTGCACCAATATAATGAGTATGCCCTTGTCCATATCTTGAGAGTGTTGTTGGTTTAGCATTTATGTATCTGACAAGACCGCCTTGCTGAAAAAATCTGACTGCGCCTAATTCCCGATTGACATCTCCAAGCCTATCTGTCTCACCGTCATTCCATCGTCCATCTAATGCTCCTGTATATAGCCCAACGGGCCCACTTGTATAATCAATTCCATCCACAGTAGTATCATTAGACACTATACTCCTATAATAATATATACCTTTAATACCATCATAAATCAATTTATTCGTACTTTGATGCCAACCTATATTATTAGCTGTTTGAGTACCATCATCATTATGTACAATATTTATTAACCGCAAATAACCTTTATTATGGATTAAAAAGTATTCAACCCCTTTATCCTTAAATGAAGAATCGACTGTAGCCCAGTCAGCAGGGTCTAAAGTATTTAAATCATAATCTTCTACAAAGTAAAATAATCCACCTCCACCTAAGTCATTTGTCTCATCGTGCTCAATAAACATGTTTGTATTGTCTGTTACAACTGACGCTGTTGGAATTAAAACATTTTGACTTCCAGATTCTCCAACAACTGTTGTATACGCTTTAGTTACGCTATAATAATCTAACCCCCCATGAACTTTCAGCTTTCCTGCGCTCGACGCTGTCAAACCAGACATTTCAACACTGTACGTATCTTCTATGTCTCTAGGGTCACCTGAGCTATTAATCCCTGACTGAAAGTTAGTTATTTTATATATATCTTTTGACACTATCTATTCCTATCTTAGAGACCTAGGCCTGCCAACTTTTTCACCACGTAGCGGGTTAGTATCCTGAGCAAATCCTCCCTGCTCATCTGGTTCACCTGCGATAAACTCAATTGTGTTATCAGTAAAGTTATCATCAAGCAGTAATACATGTATTTTAGCATCTCTATACTGACTTGTGCTTCTTGCGTATATAGTTGCAATACTATTGTCTCTAGTACCTGTCTCATAGCCTGATAAAGCTGAGTTGTATGAAAGCGCTACTTCAAAATTAGAATTAGCTGGGCATCCTGTAAACTTACACGCCCCCGTCTCGTAATTTATAACTCCTGTACCTCCAAGCTGTCTTGATAGATTTCCTCTACCATCATCCATTAATAACGCTGATAAATCCTCGTCACCAGGTATTTGAGCAGCTGTTGCGCTGTGATTTCCCACTGCTGGGAATATACCAGAGCCAAACAGTGCTGTTCCTGAGCCTGGGACTGTAACTGCCAACGCTCCATCGCTTTTAGCAGAACGTGCTGTATATACTATATCTCCACCCGATATACCAACACTTACATCTAAATTATTGGCATCTATTTGTGCTTGCATTTTATCAAGTATCCCCTTACCTGCGGGATTGCCTGTACCTAGCGTTAATACTTTTGCATCAGTAGTAATAGTCATAAGAGAGGATGCAGAGCCATTTACAGTCAGTTTAAACGTGTATGCTGTAGATGCTGCTAGCTGACTATTTGTATTTGAACTTACATCAAACAGTTGAGTCCTTACAAAAGGATTACTATAGAACTTAATTGCAACAGAACCTGGCACTATACCGCTAGGGTTAGTCCCTGAAGCTGCGCTCCTTCCATAGCCAAAGAAACTTGATGCATAGTATTCACCACCATCATTAGTCATTACAGTTGTATCATCTTTAAGGAAATACAAGCTCACATTGGTAGTTCCTGAGTGCGATGCTGCAGATGTGCCAAACATTCCTCGAACAATTGTTGCTTCTGTTGAGCTATTAATAGATGTTATTTGCACTATTTCATCTTCTATTTTAAGCAAATCATACTTTTTAAATGCATTATTTGTATTAGCAGGGGTTGATAACACTAAACTACTATCTGACATAGTTCCAGAATCTAACTGCGTATCTGTTACAGCGTCAATAGCTCCCGCAAAAGGCTGAGTTATACCAGTAGTCACAGGGGCTGTAAAACTACGTGTTAACTTATTTCCTGACGATTGTGGGGCAGATAATGCATTCCATGGGTCTGCATTTCCAGTATTAGCATGATACAAGAACAATCTTGAACTTGGTAATACGGTAAAATCTCCAGGCTTTAACAACATAACAATCTTAGAATTGTATGGGTCTGAGCCACGCACTGCATCTGAACTTGCATCGAATGCTCGTACAAGTATTTGAATTTCAGCTGTCTGTGAACCTTTATTGGATAAGACTATTTGATTTGCCTTATTCCATACTTTAGAACCAGCTGGGTCTATAGTTACAAGTTCGTTTAGCGCATCTGCATTATCTACAGTAAATGTTGTATCAAATACTTTCTGCGCAGTATTGGAAACTCCATAACTATGTGCCTGCTGCTTCCCATATACACTTCCGTCTACACTAAGACTTGCTCTTAATTTTGTTGCCATTTGTCCGCCCCTTTAATATTGCATTTTATAATTTTTCTTTCATAACCGATTTAACTACATCTTCTATTGAATCATAGACAGCATTTAGCACTTTTGCTTCTGTTTTCTCAGAAATAAAAGGTATATCTACATTCTCATTGAGCTTTGCTACTATCTTTTCTTGAAGCTCGTCATCAAATATTTTATCTATAATTTCATCTTTGTGCTCATTTAACATGTTCTTTAAAAAACTCATTATTTCTCCTTTATCTTGTTTTTACATTCTTCACATACTACAAAATCTCTTGGAGTATGAGCTTTTTCTTCAAGAACCTTTACTTTCTCTTCAAGTTTATCACATCTATCATCTAGCTCGTTCTGGTCAAATACATAGCTTACAACTTTATCAAGCTTAAATTGCTTCTGTATAACCTTTATTACTCCTTTTACTACAAAACCTTCTATCATTTCAGCTCTTTTTTAATCTTTATCCCTAAGTATACAAGTGTTGCCATTCCTACAAGAACACTAATAATATCTGGTAGCGCATTCCACATAGATAGCCAAAAGCCTCCCATTCCTGCTGCTGTTACCTTTACAGTGTCTATCACTCTTCCTCCTTTTTAATCCTTAACCTGTTACCTGTTAATCTTTGCATTATATCTTCAATTCCTTCAATATATCCTTTTATCTGTTTAATATCAAGCTGAGTAATCTTTTGCTGGTCAATCAGCTTAACTATTATAGCTTCTAACCTGCCAAAGCTCTCATCCAATTCCTCCATTAACTCTTTCTGGATAAACTGGTTTTGCTTCCATATAAAGTACCCAAATGCACATGCAACACTGAGAGGTATCCCAAATTGCTCTAAAAATTGTATTGGGTCCATTACTTCGTCCCATCTATTAGCTCACCCCATAAAGAGGTCTTCCCGTTAATAATCTGTATAACATGTACTGTAAATCTTCCTCTTTCATAATAATCTACTATTGCAAATGCATGACTCCAATTATGCTGTCTATTCCCAAGCCAATCATTTTTATCAGGAGACATGTCCTTTAAGCACCCTAACGACCATGCTGACTTCTGCCCATCCATATGAGTCATTGAAGACTGCTGAATGTCGTGGTGATGCCCATACATCAAATTAACCCCAAGTCGGATAAGATGATTTCGTGTATGATGAATCCCAGCGAAATGGTGTCCATGATATAGATGGAGTTTCCCAATTTTGAGGAATTTCCCCATTGCATGATACTTGTAGTTTCTTTCTTTTAGTTTTACGCATTCTTTAAACCTATATTGTTTTAAGTACGGATGTTCTTCTACAAACTGATTCAACCAATCATCATGGTTGCCTTCGCACATATGCTTCTCTTTGCAGTTTACTTTATCTAATGCCTCATCTATTATATCCATTCCATTATTGACATCTATTATTTCTTTGTCAATGTATGGCAACTGATACTCTAATGCTGGCCTTTTTTTTCTTTTCCATTGCCAATGAGAAGCGCTGTGCCATTCTCCTACATCGCCAAGGTCTACATACCCTGTCGGTTTTACTATTTCAATCGCTTTTACTAAGCAATTTATTGCCGCTACATCGTGAAGCGGAAAATGTTTATCAGGTGTGACTATATAGCGTTTTACAACGCCTTTGTCTTTTTTTCTAGGCATATATATGCTATTCTTCCGCCTGATTATTACAAAGTTGCTCTAGCACTTGTATTGCGCCATGAGCCATTAATGCTAACTCAGAGTGGTATTTTGCCTTCTCTTTATGTTCAGCATGTTGTACCCGTATATTCTCAAGAGCTTCCTCTATGGTCATATCTGGGTTTTCTAGCTTATCTTGTATTTCTTTATAATCTTTTTCCATTATACGCTCGCTACAAAAACTTCAACATCAACTGCGGCTGTATTTGCCTGTGCTTCAACACTAACTATGTCTCCATTAGGAAGTCCAGCAGCACCATCTTCAGTTGCGTTCATAGAGCCTACATGACTATGTAATATGAAAGATTGGCCTGCATATAGCCTATATACAAACTCATCAGCATTTTCATTTGTCATTCGCAAGTCTATGAAGTTAGAAGCGTCTAAGTTGGTAACTCGTGCAAATTTAACATTATCCTTATCAAATACGCTTCCTTGTACTACAGATGCATGGCAAGTATATAGAGTGACTTCAGAGGTAGGAACTGATATAATTCTTTTAAATATATCATTAATATCTGATATTCTCAGTACATTCTTAGAGTCTTGCCTTGTCCCATTTAAAGTTATTTCTTCTTTAACCGTTACTTTAAGTGTTGCGTTTTTTACTGTTGTTGCCATCTATACTCCTTATAATCTTGGGACTGAAAGAGACCTAATACCTGATTTCCTTGACGGATACTCTCTCATCATTTTTGTAAATCTTGCTCTATAATATTGTGCTTGCTGTAAATCTCCTTGGTCTTCTAACATGCGAGACTTTACATAGTCAAGAAGGCAAGAGTGCATACCACTATCAAGCCCTACATCTTTAAATAAATCATCTTCTAAGTTCTTTGCCTCATTATATTTAGAATGATAGTGTATGCGTATACCATCTGCTTTTGTAGAGTCTGAATACGTATCATACTTCTCTTTAGTCTTTTCTGTAGAATCTGATGTTGTTTTTTGACATACGATAGCAATATTCTTATCATCGTTATACCATGCAAAATAATCGTTAGGATAATCTCTTTTAGCCATTAATACTCATCCTCCTTTAAGATATTATGCGAATCTGCAAGCTTAGGTATCATTACATATCTATCATTAGTGTCTTTAATTTCTACACGAAATACATCAATAACATTGTCATCTAGCTCATACCAACGTACATCTTCAACTAGGTCCATCTTCTCTCTTTGCGTAAAATGCTGCTTTTTAGCCGATATTTCTAATAAGGCATCATTTATAAGCCTCATCATATAACCCTCCGCCTGGCGGCCATATAGGTGCTCTATTTGCTCTACTACGTTCTTAACTGTCATACCTTTTGCCATTATTCAGCACTCCTTCGTCTTTCTCCGCCTTGTGGTAGAGGTTTACCGCTAATACTTGCTACGCCTCTAGCATAATCTGCTGTAAGAATCTGCATTTGGTCTTTATACCAATTATATCTTGTTGTGTAGTATTGTGTTAATGTTTGAGCCTCTTGAAAATATGTTTGTGCTGTAGCAAGGCTTCCTTGGGCTGCTGATACATAACCTCCTGCAACTTGCACTAGCGAACCTACTTCAGCTATTTTAGACTGAATGTACGTAGAAGCTGTAGAAGAGGCTGCTTGAGCAGCTTGAAGAGCTGAATTTATTGCAGACACATTTGCGCTAAACTCAGACACTGTAGTGCTTGCTTCTGCTATATATCCCTGTGCGGCACTTATTGCTGTATTTGCTAATTCCGTGTCTTCAGATTCAAGATAGCCACCAGTAGTATCGTCATCAGGAGTTCCAATTCTATCTAACATATTAGCAGCATCAGTTAATGGCCCTTCACTTGCAGCCAAATTTAGTGTTCCAAGTTCTGTAATTTTACCAGTAATCGTTGATATAGCTGTTATTATGTCTGTGTAATCATAACCACCTGTATCGCCATCAGCGTCCCAACTAATTGTATCAAGTATTGTTTTTGCGCCCGAATAGTTATCGGCAGCGTCACCTAATGAGTCTGTAGCAGATGCTGCTTCTGCCACCCCATCATTAATAGAATCTTGAACATCATCAAATGGATTCTCATCTCCATTATATATTTCACTTAATTGGTATTGTAGTGCTTTAATTGCTGCATATAATACGACTACTCGTTCTGCTTCTGCAGGGAAATTTGCTATTGCGCTATCTCCATATGCTACAGTAGGGAATGATATATGCTGAACTTTTGCTAATTCTGTTGCTGTTGGAACTGGATATACAAACAGTGTATCGTTATATTTCCAATATACAGGGTCAGACTTTGTTCCATAGTACAATAAATCATCAGGGTCAGAAGCTCTACCATCAGTAGCGGTAAATCCTCCTTCAATACCTGGAATCTCTCTTGCCTGCCTATATCTAATTCCATCTTTACGAGTAACTGATACTATTCTGTAATATGTATCTGCAACGCTTGTTAACGATGTAGTAGAATTATCAAGGCCAGTTATAGTAACACAATCTGCTAATAGTTCTGGAGACATATATGTAATAACTTCTTTTGCTCCATCTGTCAACCATTGTGTTGTGTGGTCGCTATATAACATGTCGTCAGAACCGCCTCCTGAAGAGTCTCCAGATATTGGAACTCCAGAAGTATCATCAGCAACATATCCTGTTAATGAACGTATTTCTTTTGCAAAATTCCAAGCCATTATCTATTATTCCTTTGTGCTATATCATCAGCCATTGTTGTCTGACTAAATTCTACTTGTGTTTGCCCTGACCAGGTACTTCTCATATTAATGTGGTCTGAGACTCCTGACCTATCACCTAACATTCGCCCGCACTCGCATATTGGGGCTTCATTTTTCTTAAATTCGTTCTTCTTACCGCATTTACAATAATATATAATCATATTATAACCTTAATTCGTTTAAAACTGCGTCTACAATTTGAGACTGTTCGTCTTGACCGCCTCGCTGTGATGAGGGAGAATCAAGTTGCTTTAAAATATCTTGCTCAAGAGATGCTTGGTCAAAGTTTACATTCTGAATCTGTGGAGCAACTACTGGTGCTCTTCTTACTAAATTTGCATCAAATCTACCAGGCTGGTATCCTTCAGTAGTTTCCATCCCAAGAGCGCCTAAAGGAGATGTTCCTCCAAAGCCAGTTGGAATTTCTGGCTGATTCCATGGAGCATCACCCCATAAATCGTCAGTTATCCAGTCAGCCCAGTCTTCAATACTGAAATCATCAAACCACCCTGGAGGGAGTATATTATCTCCTGCTCCAATACCAAAATCTCCTGGATTTTCAAAATCTAATCCAGGTATACCAGGTCCGCCTTGCTCATACCAGGGAGTACCTCCCCATGGGTCATCAGAGCTCTCTGGGTCCCAATAACCTTCGCCATGAACTGCTTCGCCATATGAGAAATTACCAAATTCATCAGTACCGCCAGTCCACCAATCCCATTCACCATCAGGGTCTCTAGTGCTACCGCCAGTAGCTGCACCTGCATCAAAGTTTTCTTGTGTCCAATCAAGAGCACCACCACCAGGTACAAAGTCACCACCGCCCCATGTAAAATCACCACCCCATGTGGTATCATCTGCAGGTTGTTGTGGTTGAGCTTGAGTCACTCCTGCATACTTTGTAGGCCCTACAGTTCCACCTGTTTGATACATTCTATTATATGGAGATGTTAATTGTGATAATATACTTTTCCCTGGCATTACTTTTTGACTTTCCCGCCTTTTTTATATGTGTCACGCTTGACAATCTCGTAGTCTTCAGGGTTTTCGTTTAATGCAAGTAAGCCACCTTCATGCATCTGTGCTGCACCATTAACTCCATTATTAATAACAACTTCTCCACCTTCTACTTCTATAGGAACGCCACCAGCATCATGTGAAGGGCCTTCTATCTCACCCCCCATATAATACTTTTTAACTCTGCCACCACCATCATATGTGGGAAAAGATTGCCCTGTCTCTCTAGCGTATTCTTTTGCTTGCTTTATACCTTTGTCGGTATAAGCAAATTCTTTTTTACCTACTTTAGGCATAATAAATACCTCTTATTAAGTTTCGACTGTTACTAAAATAAAAACCCTATCTCCAGCTAAAGAAGAAGATGTTACCTTTATCTCCCTTGCGCCTGCGCTACCTGCTGGAGTTAGACTAGTTAAATAATCTTCTACTTGTTTTGAGAGGCTATCAATACCTCTTCCATCACTTTCAGTATTACTTAATGCTGTTGCATCCCCTATGAATGATTTTGAAACAAATGCCATTTATTTCTCCAATTTGAAATTCTTTAAATTTTTAAGTAGATTCGAGGGCTACCTTTTATTGATAGCCCCCATAGCTCTACAAAACTATTAATCCGTATTGATTTGGATTATGATGTAGTGACAGCATCGTCAATACCAGACATACAGTCAGCAGTCCATTCACCATCAAAGAAGGTCATATTTATATAATCACCTCTTTGAGCAGAAGTTCCAATAACAATATTGGAAACTTGAGTACCTGCGGTTGAATTAGAAGCATTGCCTCCTGGGTCTTTCATGACCAAACTTACAATTGCACTTCCAGCAGCTATAGTAATAGCATTAGATGGAGTTTCTTCCCAAACAATAAATTGGTAAAAGATTCCATCTTCTCCTGATGTTGCAGTTGGCAATGTAATAGCTACGGTGCCTGCTGCTGCATCTAGGAACATAACTTTTCCACTATCAGCTTCTGTTAATGTAATATCAGCATTTACAAGTAAAGTTTTTTTCTTGTAATTACCAGTCTGTTGACTATTCACATTTAATATATCACTTCTCATAATTAAACTCCTTGTAAGTGTATAAGTGCGTGAACTTCAGGAAGAGATACTTCAAGACCTGCTTCTGTAAGAATCATATCTTTTCGTAAGTCTTCATCTGCTTGCTGCACATTAGTTGTGATTGATGTATCTCTGTTTAGACCATTACCAACAAGAGGTCTATAAGATACATGGTCTAAGTCAACCATTGCCAAGAAACCTGCAGAGTTTCCTCTAAATAAAGGCTCTTTAACCATAGACAAATCACCATGAATAGTTTCTATCTTCATTATTTTATGACCAAAACTTCCAGTGCTTCTCTCAAAGTTATAAGCTAGCATATGACCTTCTTCATCTGCTGAACTCTTAATAGATGAATTAACAAAGCCACCTAACTTATTAAAGTGAGATATTACAGGAAGACTAGCTAAAGCAAGTTTGCTAGAAGTACCACCCCTTGCAGGGTCAAAGATAACTTCAAAGTCACTTAGCAATGAATCATAAGACCAGTTTGCTGCTGTGATTGTTTTTAAATAACCTTTATCTGCATTATAAGATACTTGAGTTTCATCTGCCAGCTCTGCCTGCGAGTTTGCTATAATATGTCCGACAATACCATCAGTATATTGAATACTGTTAGTAGAGCCTCTCATACCAAAAAGCATAGCTCTTTCAATGTCCACTTTATGTTCTCTTAATTTAAGATTCCATATTCGTGCCCACTCGTCAGCATAACCACGATACACTGTTGCTCTTGATGTATTAGACATTTCGCAAGCTGTTTTAAAGATTTGGGTATACCCATAATCATTATCAAGCTTTTGAGACCATACATCTGGAGCTCCTGTACCTTCTTCAAATGCAGTACCTATTACAGTACATTTTGCATTATTTGGAACTGTTAAAGCTGCTGATGATGCTTTTGCAATAGTGCGAACTGTTGCAGTACTATAAGCACCTGAATCTACAACAGATTCTATTCTTACTGTACACCACTCTGGCTGTGCGGTACTTGTGTCTACTGTACCACATGCAATAACCATTCCTGGAATTAACCAATCAACTGATGTTGGCGTTGAATCCGTAGTATCAAATTTTGCTGTTGCAGTGCTTCCTACTGCAGCCGCTGTAAAAGCAGCCTGAGCAGTAAAAGCTCTATCAGCAATTGATATTTTTGTCCTATCTTCCAAAAATCTAAATTGACTGTCGGAAGTAGGGACCTTTCCTACCTTAGATAGGTAAACGAAAAACGGGGATTCCTCTGGAGATAAATCAGCTACCCTATCACTAAAGTCGAATAAACGTCTTGAATGAAAATCAGTTGCTGAAACTCCAGGAGTCCTTACCCCATTAGCCGATAAACTACCTGCGCTAAATGTTGCCATTTTATTCTCCTAGTTTACAGAGCCTTGGTTCTAGCGCCAGCCTTATTAATACTATCCCACATCTCATCTATATCAGATTTGTTAGACTGTTGTGGAGATTGGCCTTGTAGAATCCCGCCAGCACTTGGAGTATTCTGGGTGTTCCTCACCCCATCCAAACTATGCTGACCTGTCTGTGTTTGTGTTTGATTTCCTGTACCTTGACCAAGAGTATCTTGCCACCAGTTAATAAGTGTATCCATCCCATATTCTGCAGGATTTTTACTTGCGAACTCCATAAAGCTAGCTCTCTGCTGGGCATCTAAGCCCCTACTAGCGAGTTCTTGCTCTAATTTCTGCATGCCAACTTGCTGGCCCATTTTCTGGTCCATATGCTGTGCATACTGTCCGACTGCCTCATTAATCTGACTTTGAGTCTGCTGTTCACGGTACTTGTACGATTTAGACGATGGGTCATTGTAGGCTTCCCACGGGTCAAATTCATCTGCTGAAAGTTGCGGTTCGGCTTGTGCTGGTTGACCACTTATTCCATCTTTTAGTTTTTCAACTAAGTCTGGTCGTGATTCCAAAAACTTACCGACTTTAGCATACTGCTCTAGCTTCTGGTTTTCAGCATAAAGTTTATCCTTCTCTGATTGGAAGTATTTTGCCTGTTCCTCAAAGTTTGGAGAAGAACTCTCCTGCTGTGTTCCTGTTTCGTCATGCCCTACAGAACTATCTTGGGGTTCACCAGCATTAATCTGATTTCCACTTGTATCTGCGTATTCGTTATCCATTTTAATCTCCTATTTTACGATTTCTTGCTGCCTTTTTGAGTTTCACTACCCTCTTGTTGGCGTAATTTCTCAGCAGAAAGTTTAACCGCATTCTCTAGTTTATTGATTGAAATCTTATTCTTTGCTTTTGAGTCAAGCTCCTCACCTTTAAGACGGGATTTATACTTTTCGACTTCGGCACTTTTCCTTGATTGTATCGATTCTCTATGTGCTGTCTGTAAGTCACCTTTTAAGTCTTTAATAAGCTCTTCTTGTTGCTGAACTTGACCCTGTAGCTGTTGTATTAAATCTGTTCGTTGTAGTACACCCTGTTTATCAAATATATCTGTTTTCTTCAATGCTTCTACCCTATCTATGAGACCCATCTGATATGCTTCCATATATACCTGCCATTCGCCCCATTTGTTAGATGGCATAGTCGAATTACCAAGAATACGTATATCGAACCTTCCTACAGATACATCGTTTTCAATTTGCATAAGCTCGTTAGACTTATCGTCATATAGTCGCTTGTTTACTGTATATTCGTCTATATCGTTGTTGGGTTGTACTATTCTAAATGTTTTCTTAAAATCATAGTGACTTTTAGCTAGATAGAATAAAACCTGCCCTACTCTTTTTAAACTAGCTTCTATGTCTCTAAGCTTTGATTTGCTCCTCCTCTGACCAAAGTCTTCCATCATCATTGTTCCAGACGATGTCCTTGGTGCTGCTTGAGTATCTCCCTGCATCATTTCAAATATACCTAGATTTAGGTCGATATAATGCTCAATCATCTGTGGTAATTGAACAATAGAGTTTGCTAAAGGTTGGGGGGATGGAAAATGAGGCTCTCCAAAAGATGCATCATATTCGATAGTTGCGTTAGGGTTAGCCCAATTACGTTCTAGTTCTTCAACGTCATCAACACTACCCTGAGGAAGGAGTAACTTTAGCCCTGCACTTGCTTGAGCATGAGATGTAATGAGAGATACAACTTTATTTAGATACCTCTGAAAATCCTTATTTTTTCTCACATCCCCCATTGGATACGGTGTATTAGTCCAAATATTCGGCACTGGGACAATCGGATACATATCCGTCTCAAGTACTCTTTCATAAAGAACTACTTGACCTAGTGCACATGTAAGCTTTACTCGTGTCTGCATTACCTCAACAATATCAATCATTCCAGATTCAAGTGCCTGAGCAACTTCTGGAGTCTGCATGAATATCTCAAGTCTCTGGTTGTCGAGTATCCTCTCTTCACCACTCTCTTTATTCATAACTCTGTAATACGGAATCTTTACTTTAGAAAAAGACTCTAT